CATAAGATTATATAATGTATCAACGGTGTTCCCATAAGATATACATAATTGCAATAATTCAGCTTCACAAGGTGCATCTCTTATTAAACTATCATAATCAATATCATAAGGGATAAACATGTCATCTTCCATTATAATAAACCATTCATTATCACCATTATCTAATCCTGTTTTAATAGCTTTAATATGACTTGATATACAAGCAAATTCATATTCGCAATTAACGCAACCAGGATGTTTACACGTTAAAGGTCTTTTATTTGCCAATACATCATCAAAATCCAATGGAGTAATAGCACTTACTCTTACATTCTCTATATTTTTTTCTTTAAACTGATTTTCCATAAAATCTCTACGCTTTGTACTTTTATCTAAATTTATCCAATAATGTATCATAGTGTATAATTATTATTATGCGAATAATCTTATATGTAATCTTATATTTATATATATATTTTATTGTGGTATAGTAGTAATAATATTTTTGTTATTATAAGTTAAATGAAGTTGGAACTTAAAAAATTTGATCCCTCTAAAATAAAAAGCGATTCTGTTGTTGTATTTATTGGTAAAAGAAATACAGGTAAAAGTTATTGTATGAAAGATATTCTTAGTTATAATAGAGATATTCCTGTTGGCGTTGTTGTTTCTCCTACTGAAAGAGCAAACGGATATTTTGAAAAATTCATTCCAAAAATGTTAATATATGACGAATTAGAAGAAAAAATAGTTAGTACGTTTTTATCGCGACAAATTAATATTACAAAAGATAGAAAAAAAGAGTTAGAAAAACATGGGTCGTCTACTATAGATCCAAGAGCATTCTTGATATTTGATGATTGTATGTATAATAAAGCTATTACTAAAGATAAAAATATAAGATGTATTTTTATGAATGGAAGACATTATAAAATATTTTTGCTTATAACTATGCAGCATGGTCTCGGTTTGCCCCCTGATCTTCGCTCAAATATAGATTATGTATTTATATTTAGAAATAATATAGTTAAAGAAAGAGAAAAAATATATAATCATTACGCCGGTATGTTTCCTACATTTGATGTATTTAATCAAGTTATGAACCAATGTACAGAAAATTTTGAATGTCTTGTAATAGATAATAAGATACAATCTAATAATATTAATGATAATGTATTTTGGTATAAAGCACAAGAAAGTAATTATAAGATGTGTTCACAAAATTTATGGGAAATGCAAGCTCTACAAGATCAGCGCGATTTAATGGGAATTACAAACGAAGAAGAAGAAGAATATGGAGAAGATTTTGATCCTGGTGTTTTTACAAAAAAAAAAAACTCTAAAATAATTAAAGTTAAGAAAAATCAAAAATATTAATATGTTAGCTGCTGTAATTAAATTACAATATAATTTACTAAATATCTAAAAAAACTTAAGTTTTTTACTTTTTGCTATTGAATTATTTTCTATATGTATTTCTTTAACATCTTGGTCTTTGACATCTTGTTCTTTGGCATATTCTTCCTTACTTTTAGAATTGTTACTCTCGATAAATACTTTATTGTTTTTTTCAATATTAATATTTGTTTTATCATCATGTACTTCTTTTTTAATATTAATAGGAAGCAAATTTTTTTCTTTTTCCGCCAATACCTCTTCTTTTTTATAAAACTCACTTTCAATATCTGAAATTTCATTTTTATATCCATAACTTTCTTTATTATTTATCTCTCTATATTCATTTTTTTTTTTTAAATTATTAATTACATCAATTTCATTATATATTTCTGAAGCAAGAGTATTAATATTATTATCAATACATATTTTTACCGATGTTTCTACAAATGTTTCTTTTATTTTATTTTTTTCAGCTACTTCATCTATTAATTCTACTTCATCTACTTCATCTACTTCATCTACTTTATCTACTTCATCTACTTTATCTACTTTAGTTACTTCATCTATTAGTTCTATTTTATCTACTTTATCTACTTTAGTTACTTCATCTACTTTATCTACTTTATCTACTTTATCTACTTTATCTACTTTAGTTACTTCATCTACTTCATCTACTTTATCTACTTTAGTTACTTCATCTATTAGTTCTATTTTATCCACTTTATCTACTTTATCTATTAGTTCATCTTCATCTTCATCTTCATCTTCTTCATCTTCATCTTCATCTTCTTCATCTTCATCTTCTTCATCTTCATCTTCTTCATCTTCATCTTCTTCATCTTCATCTTCATCTTCATCTTCATCTTCTTCATCTTCATCTTCATCTTCTTCATCTTCATCTTCATCTTCATCTTCATCTTCATCTTCATCTTCATCTTCATCTTCATCTTTGTATATTTTTTTCACTTCAAGATTTTTATTTTTAATATCTTTATTTTTAATATCTTTATTATCTTCCAATAATTTATCGTCAATCGATTTTGTTTGTTTTACATTTTCTGTTAAACAATTTTTTATTTGTTTAAATATATCATCGTATGGAATAAAATCTCTAAATGTTTTTTTAATTATAATTTTAAAATTTTCTTCAATAACATTTAAATTATTTTGATGTTCAGAATCCTTAATATTTTTATTATTAAATAGATATGCATTTTTCCAAGAAAAAATAGACACATTTGTATAACATTTATGCAAAAAATCTTCAGGAGCTGGTATTTTTATTTTAATATTATCAAAATAATCTTTGTATTCGTAAATTTTTATTTTGATAGTTGTAATAATTATAATTTTAATTAGCTCAGCTATATATTTGCATTTAGTAAGTTTAACTATTCTTTTGTATTCCTCATTTATTAAATTATTATTCCATTTTTTTATTGCAACTAATTCTTTTTGAAATTCCTTAATACTTCCTTTGCGTTTAGAACAATCACACCATATTTCATATATTTTTTTAGATATAGGTATTGTAATTACATCTTGTATATGTTCTATATATTCATTTCTCGTATCTATTAAACCATCCATGTATAATAAATATTATTTAATATTCTTTATATAACGAAAAAATAATTAAATTATTACTATATTATACTACTTTATACTACTTTATACTACTTTATACTACTTTATACTACTTTATACTACTTTATAAAAGTAGCGTATGATTGTCGAACATATACATCTTCTGTAGCTCTATTTAGACTTTTGAAGATGTAAAAAACAATAAAATACTTCTAAAAATATAATTAGAATAAACAGAAAATCTAATTATTATTATATCTAATTATTATTATGCCCGTTCCACCATTTCCCGCATTTGCAAATCTTGCTCCGTCTCCACCATTACCTAAATTTGCTGTTGCGTTTGTGGCATCTCCACCGCCATACCACGGACCTCCATTTCCTCCTTTTGCGTATGTTGTTGATGTCCCTGTAATATTAATACTTCTACCATTTCCGCCTAAACCATATATATATCCAGAAGATGGAGATGATTCGCCAACAGATGCTGAACCACCGCCTCCTCCTCCACCGCCACCTCCGCCACCCGAGTTAGGATCTGAATTTCCTCCATTAAATCCTTGATTTGCTGTACCTGTTCCGGCACCTCCTCCTCCCCCGTAGTCCCCTCCTCCTCCGCCAGAACCACCATTTGAACCAGCAGTATTAACATTTGCTCCTCCGCCTCCTCCTCCGCCTGTCGCTACAATAGTACCAAAACTACTATTACCACCATTATTACCTCTTGATGAACCTCTTGTTCCTCCGTTACCAACTATTATAGTATAAGTACCAGCTTCTAAAATATAATTTTGCATATATATTAATCCTCCAGCACCTCCTCCTCCACCTCCTCTATTATCAGCTCTATCATTACGACCTCCGCTACCACCTCCTGCTACAACTAATAATTGTGCTCTTATAGTTCTTAAACATTGAATACTATATTGGGAACCATTATGAGGAAAAGATAGAAATAAATCATTTGTATTAGTAATACTTTGAGGTAATATTGTACCACCGCTTTGAACTATTATAGCTGCCTTATTTTTTTCATGAAAAATATTTAATGATATAACAGAATTGATATTTGGAATTCCTGTTATACCTGAAGTATATCCTTGAGAAGCATCTTGATAATATTCGTTTAAAGAAATAGGATTTGTACCACCAATTATAGTTTGTATATCTAAAAAAGATATAGGACCTGTAGAAGGTAATGATCTTTCAATAGGCAGTAAAGTAGATGTATTAGTAATTGTATCTGTATCATTATTCGTTGTTCTTCCTAATTGTCCATATCGATTATTACCAAAATTATAAATACTCTGTATATTGTTGTTAGTTGTTATAACATAATTAAAATTACAATATAATCCATATCCGAATACATCAGATACAAATAATGAACTTAAAGCACCTGCGATTTGCGTAGGAGAACCTATAGGGTTAGTTGTATTACCAAGACCTATTCTTCCGTCCACATTATAACCTACGCCATATAATTTACCATCACTCGCAAGAAATCTTCCTCCATATGATCCACATACAACCTTTATTATATTTAAAGTTCCAAAATTGTTTGCTGTTATTTGTCCAGGATTAGCATTTATAAGTGCTCCTGCACTTCCCCGTCCTAATTGTGCAAGATCATTTGCACCACAAGAATATACTTTTCCGGTGTTAGTCAGAAAATATGATGAGTTATTTGGGGCTCCATCTACAACATAAAAACTACTCATTACTCTACGGGGAATATTAGGAGGGTAATCGTGATTGCCGTTTGAACCTGTATGTCCTAATTGACCATGAAAATTATAACCACATGCGTATACTTGACCATTATTTGTAATAAAAAATGTTTCTTGCGAAGATGCTCGTATCTTCGATATAAATAATGTACTAAATGATACACTGTTAATATCAATTACAAGTTTAGGAGTTATAAGTGGATCGTGTATCCAAATATTATCAATAAGACCTAAATTTCCATAGCGATTATAACCGCACGAATATACTCTTCCTCCGTCAGTAAGAAACAACGAAGCTCCGCCTCCACAAGCAACTTGTACTATATTTAAAGAACCAATTGTTGCAGTTATTTGTGTAGGTACAGGATTAATATTACTTACTGCTTTTCCTAATTGACCACTTCCATTATAACCACATCCATAAACTTTTCCATCGTGTGTAAGAAATAATGAATGATCGCTTCCGTATATTCCTCCTGTAGAAATCCCAGCAATATTTAAAGAACCAATTGTCTCGGTTATTTGTGTAGGTACAGGATTTGCTATATCTGTATCGTTGTTTATAGTACTTCCTAATTGACCATATCGATTATTTCCACATCCATAAACTCTTCCATATTCACTTAAAAATAAGGTATTGTTTTCTCCTGTATCTATAGTTTTAATTTTTTCCAGAGTTAAATTGGTAGTTCCGCTAATAATAATATTACTTGTTCTTAAAATAATTGACATATTATATATATTATAAGTGATTTTATTTATAATTTTGAAAATAATTATACTAAGGTAGCGTATGATTGTTGAACATATACTCCTTCTGTAGTAGCTCTGTTTACATGAATATAAACATATCTATTATTTGGATTAAATGGCGTCATGCTTCCATATCTTTGGTATGTTTTAGTAACAGAATTTTTATATGCCTTCGATATATAACTTATTTGCCAAGTATTCGCTGATATTTCAGGACCATCATAGACAAAAACACCTATATAATCGGGATTAGATAATACATTACTTAAGATACCTTGTATAGTAATAGTACTTTTTGAAACTTCTATGCGTAAAGCATACTCGTTATCGCTGATATAACTATTGTTGAAATATTGCCATATAGTTTGTACAATTATTTTACTTTTTCCTCGAAACATATTTAATGATATAACAGAATTGATATTTGGAATTCCTGTTATACCTGAAGTATATCCTTGAGAAGCATTTTGATAATATTCGCTTAAAGAAATAGGATTTGTACCACCCATTATAGTTTGTATATTTGATAATGATATTTGTCCTGTAGAAGGTAAAGACATCTCTATATATTCTATATATATATATATATACCAGAACAGGTTATATTAATATACCAATAATTATTGGAGTAAATATCTAAAAAAAATAATTATACATTTACAAAATTATTATTATATCCAAACCAATTAATTCCATTCAAATAACATTGTATAATAATAAAGTTGTGCAATATCACTTATTTAATATAGTAAATAGCTAAAAATAAATTTATTTTTTAAATTTTAAGGAATAGTATATCTAATATTACCTTGAAAATTTCTTGGTTGAAATGAACTACCTATAGGAAAACTACTTAAACCATACCCACTATTAACGTTCATATCACTATTTGATGCAAATGTTTGTCCTATTGCAACTCCATTACTATAACTTAGTCTTGGAGGAAAGATAATTAAAAAAGTTATATTAGTATTTGCCGAAACATTTATTGATGTAGTTATTGGTATTTGTTGTAAATTTCCTATTGGAGATATATTTGTTGTTCTATTACTGACTCTACTACTACAACAGGTTCCTGTATTTTCTTCTTACTAACCCTTTTCGGTTTGGGTTCAGGTGTTTCAACACTCCCTTCGGTTTGCTTAACAATACTCTTATAACCAACAATATTCGTATCATTAATTAATTTGATGTCTTCTTCTGATAATTTGAAATGTTGATAGACTTCATCGTCTGTCCATTCTTTATTTAAGGGTGGTAATGGTATCCATTTACATGTTGATTCACTAATATCTTGTGAATTTTTTCTTAAAGCTAACATAAAATTTGGCAATTTACATCTCATATAACTTAATAATGATTTTGCTTCTTCTTCACTATTAACATTGAAAGATATATAACTTTTTGTATGAACTTCATTTGGATTTCCAATAAAGGTATTTCCAAAACCACTTTTATGTTCGTGAGCTGCTCTTGCTGTAATAACTTTCCATTTTGTTGTATCTTTTTTAATTTCTATTTTTTCTATATATTTTTCAAATCCTTTTTGTTGAGATACATAACATACAATAGTATCTTTGGTTGGTTCAAACTTTAATCGCATATCATTTGTCTGTATCTTGTAATAATCTTGACTAATATAATATTTAGTAATTGATTCAAACATTACTAATTTATCAATAATCGCATGAAATTTACCATCGACAAATACATCATATTTGTTTAATTTTGTGATTGAACCATTCAATTTACAATCACCTTTATATTTAATATCTTTTAGAAAGTAATTTACACCACCCTTAATATCAATTGTATTTCCAAATATTTTACAAGCATCATCAAAGTGATTAATATAAACAATATCTGTTCGCTTTAACATATTCTTACGAAAACTATCTAATCCTTTGCCACCTGAAAACCATCTTGAAGGGATTACATAACATAATATATCGCATTTATCAATATAATACTCTACAAACTTGTTATATAATGCTTTTGCACCTGTTGATTTTAATTCTTCGTTATATGGTGGGTTTCCAATTACAATATCAAACTTAGTAATACCAAACACTTTTCTAATATCTAATTGTAAAGAATCGCCTTCATACAAATTGAGTTTGAACTCATTATTGATATTAAAGATTTGTTTGACGACAAAACAATTCTTCTTATTGAACTCCGCCATAAACAACATCTTTTCTAAAATGTGCTTCTTGCGGTCTTTAT